CTTATCCGCTGCTGCGGCTTCACTGATGTCAACAATCGGCAACAGGTCACCAGTTGCTGGTGCTGTTAATGCCGTCAGGTCTGAAATTTTGCGGTTTGCCATGGTGTTATTTGTGTGGGGTTAGTCTAGCCTTTAACAGCAGATTCAAGGTCTGCTTGGGGTGGTGCAATAAACTCACCATCAAGGTAAGTCCAGCCAATGCCACCACTACTGTCCTTAGGAATTGCAATGGCAATGCAATCCTGTGGTGGTGTCCACGGCGGGAGGCCGTCCCATACAACAATGTTGATGACGGTGTTTGTGGAGTCAATGATGGCGTAGGTGTTCATGATGGTTACCACTCAAGGATGAATACGCCGCCTGCAAGACCTACCCCGCCATTTGAGTTCATTCCTCCCCCACTGCCACCACGTCCAACTCCAGCGGCCCAGAAACTAACACCTGCAATCCGAGTGCTCTGACTGAGCCCACCGTTGCCAGCAAGATTAAATTGTGAGTTGGTTGCCGAACCACCACTACCACCACCACCACTACTGCCGGTCAAGCCGTGCGTCCCACCATTACCACCAACGCCTGTAATTGTTAAACCGGAACCAGCAGGATCAAAAGTTGTTGTTCCACCAGTTCCACCATTTGAAGGAACACTAAACTGTCCCGCTGTGCCTGCTGCGCCAACAGTAACTGCTGCGGTGCTTCCCATCTCGGCACTTGTATATAGCCGAACTGCTGTCCCGCCACCGCCGCCACCCCCACCCAAAAATTCACCTGCTCCCGTATCACCACCAGCGCCGCCGCCGCCGCCGCCACCAGTAGCAAAAACTAGAAAAGTAGTTTTACCAGCAGTCGGTGTGTAGGTATTGTTTGCCGTAAATACCTGGATTGACGCGCCAGAGGCAACAGTGCCCCATGTTGCTGTAGTGGCGTCAGTAACCAGTGCCTTACCTGCATTGCCGCCTTGGCTTGGCAGTAATGCCGCCAGCGCCAGTGCTGCTGTGATCGCACCTGTGCCGCCATTGGCGATCGGTGTGATGCCGCCAACTTGAAACCCAGCAGGGTCGAGCACGCCTACGGTGATCCATGCGCTGTTGGATCCATTGCGCATCTTGTAAACGGGCGGGCTGCTGCTGGTATCCGTCCACGGCTGGAAGGCAACGGTTACCGTTGGTTCGCTGCTGCCACTGCTTTGGCTGAACAGTGCCGCAAGGTTGTCGTTGATGTCAGCGCGAACACTGGGGAATGTTGCGTTCTGGACTGATTGATCGGATTGTGCCATTAGAAAGCGCGACCGTAGCCAACTGCATTATAGGTGAAGTTTATCACCTGCCTAGCCCCACCTAGGATAAATTCAATGTCAAAGCCAGTACGGGTTAGATTGGTGATCTGCGCATGGGTGTTTGCTCCGATTGATAATGCCGTCACGCCAATGCTAGGCAGTAAGTTGTAGTACGGATCACCAATCGTAACAGCTTTATAGTAAGCGTTGGGGAATGTGATCGAAGTGACGGCACTGCTGCTGCTGGCTTGAGTGGCAAGGCTGCTGGTAACGCGCCGCGTTAGCTCAAGCTCTGCGCCAAGCTCATCTATTGCCACGCCAATTAGTTCTGATTCAGTGGTGAACGCAGCCTTCAGTTGAACACCACGGCCCCGGATCATGCCGCTAACAAATTCAGTCCATGGCCCATACGTTGGTGACCCGGACGGATCATCCAAAGTTGTGCGCACATACATCACAACATTAATTTGATCTGCCACTGTGCCATCAAAGAACCCTGCCTGCTCATCGAAGCTGCCGCTGACTGAATCAAACAGCGTTGAAAATACCAGTGGATAACTTACAATGTAACGTCGAATCCTGAAATCATATACATCGCCAAGGTCGAAGGTATCCTGGAATTGGTATTCTGCGCCGCAGTCACCAGCGCAATAGATCACTTCCCAGTAACCGGGCGATACATACGGGTCTGGTTCTAGCGTCAGGGCGCTTTCACCTGCATCATATGCGCAGTTTGTTTTTGTGCCGTTGAATGGTGTGGCAAGGCTTTGCTCTTCCCATTCCTTTGCAACAATCCTCGATTCAGGTTGCGGCAGCGTTATTTCAACGCCTGTTGCATTTGTTGAGCGGTTGCCTAGGAAGTCTTCAAACTTCAAGAAGTAGGTGCCAGGCAGTAGTGGCACTTGCTTTTGCGTTGAGCTACCAGCAACTGCCTGTACCACATCATTGCTGCTGTTCCATTCAGCACTTGCTAGATCTCGTGGGTCATGGCGGATGATGACGCGGCCACCTACCTGCACGTCAAGTTCTGGCGCCTGCTTCCAACTAAGGATAAGCATGTCCTCGCCAGTGGCAATGGCGCTAAGGTCTTGCACATCAGACGGTGCCGCACCAAGGCCAGCCACTGTGTAATCAGCCAGTGCAGGTTCACTGAATAAGATACCAGTAGAGCTAATGCTGCTTACTTGGATTTGATAGCTGCCTACTTTAACGTCAAGGATATCAAACGTAGTGCCTTGCACCGTTACGGTGGTGAAGTTGTCATCTTCATGGCGCCACTTAACGCGAAACTTCTTAATACCTTTTGGTGCAAACCAGCCAAAGGTAATCTTAACGGCAATACGTCCATTCAATTCATACTGTACTTCTGGACTTGTGCCACCACCAAGCTGCTGGGTGCTGATCGCTGCAAGCTCACTTGGTTGCGCAGGAATCTCATTGAGGTTGGTTGTATCCCTAGTCTCAAGCGGCACGCCATCTTCGATGTAGGCGTATTTGCTTTCATTGTGTGCAATGGCTACGATGCCGTAGTTAATGCCATCTGATTCATTAACGCTAAGCACACGCCATGTGGATGCCTGAAGTGTTGGGCTTTCTAATATCCAAATGCTGTTGACATTAGGCGCAGCACTTAATGCAGTTTGTAATGTGATTACATTGGTTGCAACTGTTGAAATTTCACGTTGTTCCACGGTGCCATCAGGGAGCACCACGCTAAGCAGCGAACCGCCTTCAATGCTTAGGTCGGTGTTGGCGGAATCATCCACCGTAATAACAGTTGTGGTTGCTGCACTAATGCGACCAGCCCTGCGTGATCCGGCGCGGACGGGATCTGAAATCAGGATGATCTGCCCAGGCCGTACCTGCTGGCCTGCATCAAGGCTGGATGCAAAGGTGCACACTTCCTTTTCGTAGCGTTCTGCAAAGAGCAGCCACTTGCCGATGCGGTTGGCCTGGCCTCTGCTAGTGCAGGCGAACGCGCTGATCTCACTGCGAACGACGCCATACTTGGCGATCGCGTCAATGTCCTCTACTACCTCATAGGCAGTGTCGCGCAGGTTTAGATCGAGGTAGCTGACCACTGCCACGTTGGGCCGCACCTTGAGGCTGCTGCCGCTGTAGCTGAAACCCTCTGGCGTTACGTTGGCCTGGTTGAACAAATACACGGGATCCGATGGTGCGTCCTGCTCGATCGTGAGACTGCCGGTGCTCCAATATGCCTGGCAGCGCATCACTGATAGCAGATCATTGACCAGCTTGTACGCTTCTTCTGCGGTTTGAACCGACGTGCTGCAACTGAACCGTGCTTCTTGGCCGCCGAAGCCATCATCTACTAATGCGTTGGAATACTTACTAGCAATAAAGAAAGCAAACTTATCTAGTTGCGCTGTACTGATGTGATTGCCAAACCCGTAGCGCGGGCTGGTAAGCAAATCGTAAAGTATCCAGGCCGGGCATGATGTCCACGTTGCTGCTGCAAACGTACCAGTCCAGACAAAATTATCTGGGTAGATGATCCGCCCAGTAGATGCATCAACAGTAACGCCAGCAGGTATTAGAACCTTGATACCTTTGACCAGATAGCTGCGTGATGGGATGCTACTGAATTGTTCTGCATCCACTCTGAGGCCAACCAATGCGCTATTGGCATAGGTCAGCTTGGCATCAATGATTTCAGTGTAGCTGCTCCAGCTAAAAGCATTTGCCAGTAATGTGCTGGTGCTGTCATTCGTGATGCGCGTTACCTTGATGTCTACAATGTCAGACGGGTTAGGTCGCGCTAACTGAATCAGGTAGTCTTTGCGGTATTCATCTGCTGTACGGCCACTGATGGTGTCGTCAATCTTGGTGGTGTAACCACCGCCTTGATACTGCACGGCAATCTGCAACTGGACGCTAGAGCCCGATGTGTCGCCGTTTGTATTGTTAATCTTCTGAAGTGATGGGATGGAGATCGTAATGCGAACAGCATCAACGTCTACATCAGTGATGGTGCGAACTTGGGGGACGGCTTTGACCACCGTAATGCCTACAGGCTTTTCATCTTCGATGCCGCCACTAAGCGGGATGTACGTTTGATTTTGCGTACCATTGCGCGTGTAGATTGTTACATCTTGGAAGTTGTAACTACCGTCTGGGTTTTGCAGAACGGTGTTGTTCAGGAAGATAGACTTGAAACCATCAGCTAATCCTTCGATTTCGCCTTCTGAAATCAAGTCGATGACGTTGGCATACTGCCTTGAATCGAGGCTGTCTGGTGCTGTAGATGGCGTGCGGCTGCTGCCACCACCACCACCTTTGCCACCACCACCACCAGCGCCGATAATTGTCATGCTTTCACCTGCACGGTATCAACGCCAGCAGAGATCACCACACTGCCTACCAGCGTCAGGCCATACACGCATGGCACCGGTACACCTTGCCTGCTGGTCTGCTGGATGCCGGAGAAGTTGAATGACTTGCGTGGATCGTTGTCGCTGCCAGCACCCTGCGGGATCGTAGGTACTGGTGACAGCAATTGAGCAACGCCGCCGAGGACAAGGAGAGCGCCGACCTTAAACAATACAGAACTTAGCAGCACTGGTTTGGCAAGTCCAAGCAATCCAATTGCCGCCGGGGCAGTACCGCCAAAGGATACAAAGGACAGCGCAATCAATGCAATGCCAGCGACTATCCGCCCCGCTGCACCAGCACCTACGATCACAGGCACGATCATGATGTCCTGCTGGCCGGCTGGATCGTGGATTTCGTCTAGTGTCAGGTCATAGCTGCCCACTGTCACGCGGTAATGCTGGTCAGCCATGTGCTTCTCAAGGCCTGGGAAATTCGCTGCTAGCATCCGCACTGCCTCAGCAGCAGTAGCCACATCCGCTTCGAGCACACGGCTGCCGATGAACTTGGCTAGCTGACCGTAGAGCTTGATCTTACGGAGCATGGCGCAACCTCCTTCCAGTCATCTTAGCTAACCAGCCGCCGCCGCCATACATGTCACGGCTGCTGAGGCGGCCTTGTATGTGATGAAGCACCATGCCATCACCGATGTAGACAGCGCAATGGTTCAGGCCATGCGCATTGATCGACATCAGCAGGAGATCACCGCTTTCTAGGTGCTCGTCTTCTTGCAGCTCGCGGAAGCCAGTTGCTGCCCAGCAACCTTCAAACATCGGTGCTGCAAGAAAATCTGCCGGGTCTACTGGCCGCTGCCAATCGCGCAAGGCGATGCCATGCTCGCTGTACCAGTCACGGGCTAGGGTCCAGCAGTCTTGCACGGCCCACACCCACTGCCGACCAATGAGCGGTGAGCGGTAGCCACATGGCACATACAGGCCCCATGCCTTGGTCTTTGGGTTGACGATGTGCCACGGCAGCTTGCTGGCCTCTGCGGCCACCTTGTCAGCCTCGCTCGGTAGTGGCATTGTGATGGGGTGGCTGTGGACGATTGCCGTGATTTCACCAGCATCCTCAGCGGCGGCATAGTCGTCAGGATTCAGCACGAACAACTGCTCGGGCTGCGTCGCAAGGTTGCGGCACGGCCAGTAGCGTTCACGGCCTTTGACCACCACAACCAGCCCGCACGCCTCACGGGGATCTTCAGCCTCCGCATGTTCTAAGGCAGCGTCTTTCCAGGTCATGTGAAGTAAGTGCCGATGCCTGGGTAGCCGCCAAATGGAAGTTCAGCGGACTGGCCAAATCTTGCCTTGCAACTATCAACACGCTTGCCGCAGATGTCCTGGTTTGCATTACCTACGGCAACATCGCTGACGTTAAAATAATTGATGCCGGTGTAGCTGCATTCATTTGAACGGTACACCCATTGACAGCGCGTAATACACTGCCGTTTCGGGGCACGGATGCCGGCCATGTCAAACGCACTGGCAAGTTCAAACTCCACCACGTCACGGTTTTCTGCTGACTTGCGATCTACAAAATAGATCTCGCGTGGGAACTCGGCAGTTGGGTCGGGCGTGCCAAATGGGTTACCAACCTCCTGATAGATAAATGTGCTATCTTCATACATCAATGCAAAGCTGTCTTCAGTCAGTAGGTAGTCAACACCAGCGGGGAAGTTAGCACTATCAATGAATCGCGCTAGCGTCCTGATGCGCGTAAACTTGGCACCTTCCAAACCTTCTGGTAGCGTCAGGATTAACGCTGTGATGGTGCCCATGATGTTACTGATCCGCATCCTGGGGCGCGGCAGTGTACCTTGACCGCTGTATTCAAAACCCTCCACTTCAATTGGTAGCGCCATGTATGACTGGCCAGCCCAAATCAAATCCTCGTTATTGCTAAGGCTTGTGCCCGCATGAAAGTAATACGTTTCCGCAACGCCATGCTGCGGCACATTAAGCTCAAGCTGAAATACCTCAATCAGTGCGCTAGGGGCAATACCTTGCAACGCACTGACTAGATCATCTTCACCGACTGCATAACCAGCAATCCAATAGCCAGTTACAGCGTAGTTCATTGCTTATGCAGTGACAGCTTTGATAACAGCAAAGCCGATCACGATAGCCTCAGCCAATGTACCAGCAGTTACGTTACGCACATTGATGGAAGCTGAACCGGCTGCTGCCTGGGCATTGAGCAGGTACGCGCCAGCCGTGCCACCACTGACGTGATTCAGCACCAGCAGGTCAGTCGCCGCAATCGTGCTGTTGGTAAGCGTGAAGGTCACCGTAGTATCGGCTGCCAGTGATGCAGCGTTCATTGTGATCTGGCCGCACTTCTTGTCAAGCGTGACGGCAGTCGCCTTGCTGGTTGCCTGCGTTACCGTACCGCCTTCACCAGTGATGTAGCCGGCCTTGTCCGTGTTGAGGTTGGTGAAGTTAGCATCGACTTCAACGTGCGTGAGCGGGCTGCCTTTACCGGACCGGGTGACGATGGTGCTCATGGCTCGAAGACTTGGGTGAATGTAGCTTGAATTGTAGCGCGGTTTAGGTAAGGGATAGACTTAGACCAATCATAACAGATCCATTTATATGATGTAGCTTCATCCGGTGGTGTCCATGTAAATGATTCGCTATCAGCAGCGCGTGCATCAAGGAATGCTTCAATGGTATCTGCATTGGCCTCTGATACTTCCCATGTCAGGCTCCATACCTTAGGATTTTGATTTAGGCCAACCGTTAGCCGTTGGGAATAACCATCACCAAATTGCACCTGCCGCACCTTGGGCTGGTTTGTTTTCTGTGCGCCGTAGGTAGGCGTGATGCTAGGGAATGTTGCCATTACGCAAGAAGTCCTCCAGGGCGTTTCTGCTTCACCAATTCTGCCTGTACAGCAGCCGATATGGCAACCCCAAGCTGCTTGCCTTGCGCTTGATCGCCCTGCACGTTGGAGCCGCTTGCATCAACATTGACCACAACGCTGGTGCCGCCGCCGCCTAAGGCGTTGTTAGGGATGATGCTGCCGCCCCTAGAAGGCATGAACAGCTCCGGGCCGCGCTCACCTACCATGTACGGCGTGCCTGCGCTTACAGGGCCTCCTAGGGCAAGTCCTTCAAGTGGTGCGTACTGGGCTATGTTGCTGGCTACAGATCCCAATCCACCGCCGCCACCACTGCCTTTAAACAATCCACCAAGCAATCCGCCACCTGTACCGGTGCCGCTCATCGCACCAAACAGCGCCATATTAACCGCTATATCCAGCAACTTATTTGCAATGTTGTTCAATACGTTAGCCGCAACCTCGCCTAGGCTCTTGGTGCCATCTATTGCACCTTGGATTGAATCAATAACGCCAGATTTAATAGTCATTCCGATGTCGGAATAAACTGCCTTGAGTTGCTCGGCTTGCGTTAGCTGCTGTTGCAATGCTTGATTTTTTTCTACAATTGCCGTTACTTCTTCCCTGCGAAGCGTAGTGTTACCGTTTAGGATCTGCCTAATCAACAGTTCTTTTTGATATTGCTGTTCTGTACCATTAAGCTTAGCTTTTAACAATTCACCTTCCTCAATCAGCGGGCGTATTGCCGCTTCAGCCTGTTGCGCTACTTGCACTTGATTGGTGATAAGTTGCTGTTGTGTATCACGTTGCGCAATAGTTTTGTCTAGCAGTAAATCTGCAATCTTGCCTTGCTTTTCAAGCGGTTTAAGTTTATCAAACTCTAGCTTTGCAATACTTGCGTTAATCTCTGCTAGTTTCTTTTCTCCTTCTAGCCTGATTGCTGTTTCGTTGTCACCTTTTAATTTGGCCTGAAATATCTTTTCGTCAATGCCAAAGATTTGTTTTTTAAGGCTATATTCAATTCCAAGGCTGCCAAGTGAATTTTTAAGGCGTGCTGCTTCGTCTGCGGCAGTATCTTTCTTGGGTTTGCTGCCGCTGCCGCCAGCTGGTGTGGGTGGTGGAGTTGTTGTAGGCTTTGCGGCTGGTGTTGAGGGTTTGAATTTGTTTGGATCTAGACCAAGTACTCCTTGAGAAAATTGCTGTTGCTCAAATAATTTATTTTGTTCTCCTGCTATAAATGGAGACGCTGCCGCTAAAGCAAGTGGTCCAATAATAGGCACTTGATATAAAGCATTATCTTTTGTTAATTTTTCCTGCCTAGCTTTTTCTTTTTTCGCTAATGCAGCTAAATTTTTGCGTTGCGCAGCTTGTGCTGCAACTACGGTTTCTCTTGTTGCACCTTTAAAAGATGCTGCTGCTCCACCTTTGGCGCGGCGTTCTTGTAATTGCCTAAGGCTCATGGCTTCACCAACTACATTGCTTACATAATTAACGCCAACCGTTATGATGCCTAATGCCCCCAAACGTACTAGGGCTGACGCCAATCCATTTACCAATGGAGTTGCTGTTGCTGCTGCACCGCCAGCAGTAGCTGCGCCACTAGCAGTAGATGCAAATAAAGCAGTTATTCCTGCATTAAGAGCAATAACGCTTTGGATAGCTTTTTGTACCAATACCATCTGAACAATAAATTTAATAAGCTCACCAGTGGCATTCATTACCGGTTGCGGAACTGCGCTCATTGCAGTAGCAAAACCATTTACTCCTTTTGTTATATCTTGAATAGTGATAACAAGTGTTGGACCAAATGCCTTAGCTAGTGCTTCACTTAGGTTTTTAAATGATGTATCTAGCGCCTTGAATGTATTTTCAAGGCTACCTTTCATTGTTTGAAAATCTGCATCTGTCTTGCCAGACGCATCGCCAAGTTGCTTAAGAATACCTTCAAAATCTTTGCCATCTTTTGATGCAGCAGCAAATGCACCGCGCATTGCTTCTGTAGGTCCAACCATACGCGCTGCTGCTTCTTTATCTTTATCAATAGCAACTGCCAATTCTTTCATCCACCCGCCAAGACCTTTGGTCTGGAGTCCCATTAAATTCCATTGGACGTTAAGCTTTGCGGCAGCATCTTTGCTTTCTTTGGTAGGTTGCAGCAACTGAGTTAATACAGAGCTGAGGCCAGTAAATGCCACTTCTGCTGTGGCACCATTTTTGGTGGCCGCCGCAATAAAGGCATTCATCTCATCAAGACTTACACCTGCCAATGCCGCCATGCTTACTACGCGGCCAAGCTGTGAGGTGTAATCACTCCATTCCTGGTTGCCTAATTCAACTGCTTTTGAAATGCTATCTGTTACTTCATACGCTTGCGTTCCGCTCATGCCATAGGCATTCAGTGTTTTAACAAGAACTTCGGTGACAGCTTGATTATCTGCTAGGCCGCCAGTTGCTGCTTTAGTTGCAGCTTCAAGGATTTTGCTGTGGCCAGCGGTATCAGCAAATCCAGCGGATGCCGCTTGATAACTTGAAGCAGCAAGATCTGCTTTATTTGCAACACCGCCCAGCCGGTCACTTAATGCAGCCAGTGCAGGATTAATTTTCTGGACATCAACACCAACTGTCCCAAGCCGTCGGATGTTTGTATCTAATTCTTTTACATCACTGATAATTTTATTAATTGCAAAG